CCAACAGGGGCCATTTTTTATTGTATTTTAGTATGTTGTCCTATATATTCGCTTACAGAAGGAGCTAAATATGGACATTACCAAGTGGAAATCCGTTCTTGTGCCGATTGAGGTGTATGAACAGATAAAGACTCTTGCAAAACGCGAAGGCCGAACCATCAGTGGTCAGCTTCGCATCATGTGGGACGTTTACAAAAAGACTATATAACCCGACAACATGTAGATTTTTGTTGACCTATTTTTTTATAGGTGGTATGGGATAAGTCTTACACAGTAAAGGGAGAAATAAATGGATATTTCTAGAAGCCTTGTTCAAACCATAGGTAAGGTGCTGGAGGATGCAGAGCTCCACGGCATGACGCCTACTATTTCTATGAAGCGACTCGCGGGCTACGGTCTTTTGTTGGAAGCTAAACTGGATGAGATGGAAGAGAGCGAAGAGCTTGATATCATCTTCACTCCAGAAGGCGAAGACGAAAACGGTAGCCAATGCATCGTGTGTCATGACCCGCTGGTGGGCAAGCAACGCAAGTTCTGCTCGACTAGCTGTTCCAAAGCGGACTGGCGGGCTAATAATAAAACCCGCATCCGTAACTATCAGCGCAAGTGGTATCGCAAGAATAAAAGTAAATTGCGCGTGGTAAAATGAAAACTTGCCCGGAATGCGGTGGGCTGGGACAATGTGAATATGAGGTAGCTGTCCCGGCCCCAATGTCGTGGCGCGGCGGATGGCTTGAAGACCAGTTAATGGAGTGCGAGTTATGCGGCGGCGTAGGAGAGATTGAGGATGAAGACGATGGGAGCACCGGGGAAGATAGCTGAGTTGTTACGCAATAACCAGTGCCCGCGGTGCCACACCGCCTTACCACCAGTCGAAGTGCACGGCCATGTCCAATGCGCCGTGTGTAAACTTTACATCAATGAATGTTGTCAGGGAGAGCAATGTGATTTGCCCGAAGTGTCAGTCAAAGAGCAAGGTCTATAATAGTAGGCCCAAGGGGGATACAATACGGCGCAACCGTAAATGCCTAACTTGTGGACATAAATATAACACACTTGAAATACTGGAGAGCAAGGTCAACGAACCGCGGCCCACGGCCCCTAAACCATCTGTGGTTAAATATAGGAAGCCGAAACAAAAACCGCGGTTCGCGGATCTGGATTTCGACAGCATGACAGACGATGAGCTAGAGGCGGCTATCTACGAAGGTAGACTTTGATGCGGCCTATTTACGAAAGCTCCGCAGATATTGAAAACGAGAAAGCTTGCGCGGAATATATACAAAAAAGAAATTCTGATTGTGCTTTGTATAAACTGCCGAAGCTTTCTTGTTTCGATTATGTCGTTTGTTCTAACGACGCGCTGACTTGTTTCATAGAAATAAAGTGCAGGAACAACCCAAAACAAAAATATAAAACTTATATGATTTCCAAAAGGAAAGTTGATTTAGCTATATGTCTTTATCAACTTGTTAAAATACCAACAGTGCTCTTTGTGCGTTGGTCTGACGCTTGTGGAATGCTTAACATAAGCACGGCCAAAGGCATAATTTCAACAGGTGGGCGGAAAGACAGGGGAGATCCTAAAGACATAGAAAAAGTAGTTCACTTCAATGTAGGCTTGTTTTCATAAAAACAAGTGATCCATGCAGTGGTTCCACGACTTTAGTTCTACATCATCTCTATCAAACTTTTGGGGCAGAAACCTTTTGGTTAACTGCCCCTTTAAACATTCTACTGGTTTGAACAAAACCCGTTCCCGGTCTATCGCCACAAACGCTATCAAATCGCAGTGGTCCTTAGTCAGCGGCTTTTTGTTTCCCCCGTATGCTAGAGAGAACTGATACCCGGTCTTGCCGTGGTTTCTTTTAAACTGACTGGATTTTACTTGGATCCGAATGAGACCGTGCTCGGTCTGCGCTACGATGTCAGTAGTATCCATGTGCACGATCTCGCAGGCCACATCCATCTTCATGAGACGGACCATACAGACTAACTCCCCAATTTTGCCTGCATTGACTGCTTTGTACATCTTTTAAAACTTTACACATAATTATTTGCATTAAAACATCTTTTTTGCTCACTTTAACCTTGCATTTCCCATACAATCGTATATAAAGAGCCTTGTAGAGCCCCCAAGCTTTACAGTTCCCGTAGTGAGACCCCCAGAGCTTTGCAGGTTTAGCTCTGGGGGTTTTCTTATTGACAACATATTGTCATTGATGTATATAGGACAAATCTTATCTAACTACGGGAGGTTGATATGGCAGAGTATTTACCAGTCGAGGGCTGTGAAGAGTGCGAATTCTTCGGCACGGCCTGTCCTGAGTGCATTATGTATGGGGAGACATCAGTGAATAAATCGGATATGATAAATGATAAGGCCCGGGAAATGGACTGGGAAACGGCATTGAGGCTGGTCAATACAGCCGTCGATCTCCACGCTTCACGGACCGCGGCCCACGGACAATTCAGCCCCGAAGCTGTAGAAAAGTCCGCTGAAATTCAAGCCGCTTGGATAAGGATACAGCGCGGATGAAAAGCATAGAAGAACAATTCGATTATGCAGGCAACTGCATGAACGAGCTTCTCGATCAGCTTAACGAAGACGAAGACCTTAACGCTGGTGCCGTGCTAGGCGGTGCGCTGACCGCGCTTGTGTTTCGTATCATCGTGTCTTCGCCCGACTCATCAACAGCCATCGGCATGATTACAACAGCTATGGCCAGCGGTGCGCGGATCGCGGCTGAATATGAAGAGTTTGAAGAAGAGCTAAACGATGACGGCGTCCGTCATTGACTTCTTTTTATTTAACCTGTATATGGGATAACTCGTATACTTAACTATGGAGGACTAAATGGCTAGACCTAAGAACTATGAAAATATGACGCATGAAGAGCGTATGGAGTTTCATGCCAAGCAACGTGAGCAAGAGGCCATGGTGCGCGAGGCTCTGTTGTTTCAACTGCGTGACAAGTATCCGTCCATGCTGGAGGCTGTAGACGAATTGTCAAAAGCCGCCGACAGGATTGGCGATAGCCTGCAATGGGAAGGCCCGCAGTTCATTAGCGTTGATGATATGCACAAGCTTATCGACAGTAAAAATACTGTGCGTAACCTCTTCCACCTTGATGTCGAGGAGAACGGCTGATGAGCAATTGGACAAAAAAATCTAACGCGCCGCATCCGGTCACACGAATGTATCACGGGTGTGAAGAAACGTGGCGTATAGGGAAAGGTATTACTAAAGTTGAAATTGCAATCAACAAACTTAGCGATGTACCTAAAATTGAGTTCAATGAGTTCTTTGACTCTATCCCCAATCTGTTACGCACACCAAATAACGTCAGCACAAGACTACGCGCTGACTGTCGAAAAATGTTTGACATATCTGGAGATGTCTACACTAGCGGTGGGGGTAGCGATTATTGGACTACCGATACATACAGTAAGCACGTCTTAAATGTTGGATTTCCATCTTATGGATGGAAGCGGCGTCTAGTTTATGTCAAGCCTCTTGGCGCAAAGATCCTGTTGAATTATCTGAAACACGTCGGAACGCACTGGTATTTCGACGGCAGCAGAGATTTGTCTGTCATCAGACAACACGCTAAAGCTGCGGATCATTTGATAAAAGAGGCCGCGTAATGGCTGTACCCAGCCGAGAAACCCTAGTGCGTGACCTTCGTGTGTTGGAGGTCACGCCTAAATATGACAGACTTGGACGTGTGATACGTCACAACCGTCATCGTAAATCGGAGAGATTTGCCAATGAAAAAACCAGAAATAGTCGAGACACCAGACGGTAGTATAACAGCCGCCGGGTGCTACCTGCTCTGTATGTATTGGGCCGCGGAAGACGAATTTGAGGGAAGAGCCGAGGACGCCGCATATTGGAAAGACCTTGGCGAAACATTCCGCAAAACACTAAAATACAGCCTTTGTGGCTGGGCCCGTCACCCGCGGATCTGGGATCGGTTACGCAAAGAAAAGTGGAAGCTGATACCTTGGGAAGAACGCATGAACCACATTCCGAGGGGACAGTTCTGAAAAACAAAAAGGGCGGCACATGGCCGCCCTAATATTTACTTTGGTTTTTTCCCAGTCATTGTTTAGCCTCTTCTAGATATCCAAGTAACTCATCAAAAGAGTTGTCTGCATATTCCAGATTGTTGAGGGCTTCTTGGATGAGCTCACCCCGTTCTGAATACTGAAGGTTCTCCGGCATATTCTCATACGCCTCTGACTCTTCCTGAGTCACCTCTTCAATCATGACCCGAGCCCCTTCAACTATAGACCGAGCCTCTTCGATCAAAGCCGTAGCTTCATCAATGCGTTTACGCTTATCGTTATTCATAACAATACTCCCGTAGTAGTTAACGATTTCAAACAGCGAAGGCAAAAACACTTTTTTAGCCTTATGTAAGAGTCTATCATATTATCCCATACTTGTATAGGGGGGTGCGACACTATGTCGCAGTTAACTATAATTAGGTTAAGTAGCTTGGTAAAACTTTTAAAAATTTCTGCTTGACATGTATGGGATAGTATGCTATAGTATAAGAACAATAAGAAGTGGGCAAACCCACCAGCGCTATTTCTAAACGTGAACTGTAAAGGAGGGTCTCATGTCAGAGACAACCAAAGACTGGGTGTTGCCCAACGGCTTCACCTTCATTGCTTCAACCGCCGGACACTACGGCTCGTGGGCCAAGGCCCTTGATCCGGTGACCGCGGCCCGCAAAGCGGCCAGAGGGGAAAAACATTTCGTCTCCGTCTGGTACGGCCCGGACGAAACAACCCATGTAACCGATATGGGTGGATTGTCCTACGCCTCAGAAAGCGCGGATAAAATGGTGCCAGTCGGCTTCTTTGAGGTCGGTAAAAACAGCATCAAACCGTCGAAAGACGATAGGTGTACACACCTTGAGTTCGTCGAAACGTGGTTGCGTTACTTCAATAGGTCGAACCAAGACTGGTTGAAACAGCAATAAAAACAATAGCTTACGAGGCGCGGACCACGGTTCGCGCTTCTTTTTTGTCCGTGGTTACGTTAATTCGCGTTTCTACTATATAGGGAGAAATTTGAAAAAAAATATTTTTTGTTAAAATAGGTGTAACCAGTGTAACCGTGTAACTTTGTATGTAACATCCTATAAAACAAAAGAAAAAAGGTTACACTTCTAGGTTACACTATGAAATACAAGGTGTAACCTTTTGTTAAATCCAAAATCGGCCTTAATGCGATCTGAGCGCGTTTTTTATAAAAAATATTTTTGACCCTATATAGGTAGTTCCTGTATAAAATATGGGACGTGACCTTATTAACGGTGAAATCTTATGTCAGCAAAAGCGGCTTCTAAAGTAACAGGTAAACCACGGGACCGGAGAGGCAGACCGCCTGCCACGGTCGAACAGCCCCTAACCCGGAAGCAAGAACTTTTTGTCCGTGAGCTTGTCAGCAAAGACGGGCAGATAACTTTGAGGGAAGCGGCAATCAATGCAGGATATTCTGCTAGCTCTGCTCACACTCGGGCTTATGAGTTGACCAACCCACATATCTCGCCGCACGTCGTTGCCGCTATACAAGCCTATCGCCGGGAACTGGATGAAAAGTACGGCGTCACATATCAGCGTCATTTACGGGATTTGCAAAACATCCGGGATATCGCCTTGCAAAACGGCGCGTATAGCGCGGCTGTTCAAGCTGAGTATCGCCGGGGACAAGCGCAGGGGGACATATATGTCAACAAGTCAGAAATCCGTCACGGCTCTATTGATAGCATGAGCAAAGAAGACGTTCTGAAAGCGCTAGAGGAAATAAAACAAAGCTATGCCCCGGTCACAATCAACATCACTCCCGAAGAAAAAGACAACCCTGACAATCGCGACAAAGCGCGAGGCAGGCTTTTACAAGCAAGTGAAAGAAGCGGCCCAGAGGTCGAGCCGGAAACTATTACTGACCCGGATTGAAAATTATGTGGGAGCCGGGATACCTGATCTTCTTATCTGTGATGAGCGGGGTAATTTTCATTTTATTGAGCTTAAATATCTGACAGGCAATGCCGTCACACTACAGCCGTCACAAGTGGCGTGGTTAACTCGGCACCATCATAGTAGTAGTTGGATATTGATTAAGCGTCAGACTAAACCCACCGAGCCAGCCGAGTGCCTGCTGTATCCAGCTAGTGCGGCAGTTGATTTAAAAATGGACGGCATCACGAAAGTCGAACCCTTGTTCAGATGCGAACAGCCGTTTCACTGGGACACTATCTTTGAATTGACATGTCCTACATAATCGCATATAGGTAAATGATCGTTAATCAGCTACGGGAGTTAAAAACGATGTTGGAATTATCCGATTATGAAAAAGGCTTTTTGACCGCGCATTTTGAAGCGCAATTGCGTTTTGAAGATTACCGATGTCGGGGCAATGCGTGGTATGAAAACTTGCAGGATGATAGAGAATGGATCGGTGTCCAAATTGGGGACCGGATGTTCGATATCTGTATCTTTGCGGTAGATAGCGACGAACCCGTCAATTATCCGGACGATCTGGTGGCTGTTGTTTATGAGTGCGTTAAAACGGCGGACGACAATTGGACCACCGAAACGAATAAATCATGGTTTTTGAAAGAGGGTCCGAGCAATGCCTAGAAAAAAGCGCATCCACATTAATCAGCACGTCATTCGGGCCAATAAAAAGAATGGCGAAGCGAACCCGCCCATTACTGTTAAATGCGGCCGGGAAAATCATTATACATATGCGGCAGAAATCGACGGCCTGTCCCGCGTTGTATATTCGCCAGACAAGCCCCTATCTTGTGGGGCCAAGGTCTGGATCGAAACCCAAGCCCCGGTGTGGATCCACACTGGCCAAACCATCAACTAACGTAGGGGATCTAATGTTTATACTTTCGATTATTGGACGATTGCTTTATGGCCCGGACTGGGAAAAGCACACACAAAAGCGAACCCGGTATGTAAAGCGCCGCCGACGATAACAGAACAGCCCCGCCCCACCCGGCGGGGTTTTCTTTTGCCCGGTGATAGAAATTTTAAAAAATACTATTGCATTGTACGGGCTTTTATGAGACAACCCTCATAGGCCATATTTAACGGGGCGTCGGCCAGCCCCATAATTACGGGAAAAATGAAAATGACACATACAATTGAAAACGGCAAAAACACTCTGACACGTCTTTTGGAAAAGGTCCGCGACGATGCGGCCCGGAAAGAAGATTATATCGCACCGACGCATGATTTGCAGAAAACCACTGATCATCAGGGCAACCCGCAAATCGTAGTTGAACAGCGGGGCGGGGTTCCGACAAAGCTTTTTAATGTTAACGATGTGGCTTTTGGTCAAATTGCTGGCCATGCCGGGATTGACGTTAGAACCGCCCGGCGGTTGCAGTCTGGCTATTCTGCCGAATTCGACGGCCTGATTAACGCTATCTGGCAGAAAGAACCTGCCGTCCGGATGTTACGCACCCATGCCGGGCTGGCCTTGACCGACGGCGGCGTCGGCACGTTGCGGGCTTTTGTTTCTGACAAGTTTAAAACTTTTGACCATGTCAATTTGTTGCAGTCGGCCTTGCCGCAATTGATGGATAGCGACGCCCGGTTTCAGGTTGTTAATGCCGAGGTAACCGACAAGCGCCTTTATTTGCGCCTGAAATCACTGGTGCATACTGGCGACGGCGCGGCCGTTGGCGACACTATGGCTAATGGCATTGGCTTGCAGAATAGTGAAGTTGGCGCGGGTTCGGTTTCGGTTTATCAAATCGCTTGGACATTGGCTTGCCTTAATGGGATGCAAACCCAAAATAAAACCCGGTCCAGCCATATCACTAGCGGCCGTGATGCCGACGATTGGGGCTTGCTATCGGATCAGGCAAAAGATGCCGATAACCGGGCGCTGGAATTAAAAATCCGGGACCTTGTCGGGGTTTATTCCAGCCGTGATGCATTCGACGACGTGTTGCAGAAAATGCGCGACGCGGCGGCCGACGTTATCGACGGCGAAGCAATCGACAAAACCGACGTTGTGGCTAATCTTGGCGCGGTTATGAAGTTAACCAAAAAAGAGACCGACGACGTTTTAAACGGGCTTTTGGATACTATTGGCCAGTCCGGATATGAGCGGGAAAAGCCCCTATCCCGGGCCACCCTCATTAATGCCGTGACGGCCGTATCTCACAAGGCCGACGCCGACGACGTCGATATGTGGCAACAGCGCGGCGGTCAATTGCTGGACATGCGCCCGGCCGACTGGCGTCGCGTCGCGGTGGCCGCATAATCGCCCCGCATATATAACAACCGGCCCCTCCCTAAT